GATCCGACTAGGTAATGGCGGTTTGAAAGGGGTTGCGCGGCTCGGCGACAGTGTGACGTGCCCCGCCGGGACCGGCACTATCACAAGCGCGAGCGTCAACGTGCTGGCGGAATAGACGAAGAGGCGCGGCAAGCGAGCAGCGTATGTCATCAGACGCGGTTACCCTCGCGGATATCAGTTCGGCGGATTGGTCGCTGAGGTTGGACGTTACCGGCGGTTCGGGACCGGGAAGCGGGATCGGCCAAGTCGTTCAAGGGATTGCCGACGTGGATCAGTGCGTGCGAATCATTCTAACCACGCCGAAAGGCGCCGATCCGTTGCGGCCGACGTTCGGCGCCGATCTTTGGCGCTATGTCGATACGCCCATCAGTCTCGCGCGAGCGTCGATAGTCCGTGAAATTACCGAGGCGTTGCTCCTCTGGGAGCCACGAATCGACCTTCTAAAAGTGAGTACCGCGCCCGTCCTCGACGGCTCCGGCCAGTCGGGGGCGCATCTCAACGTAACTGCAATTTGGCGACTGAAGCTGAGCGGGACCAAGGCGAATGGCGGCCTGCCCGCGCCCAGCAGCACAACAGTGACTTTGAATTCGCAGTTGGCGTGAACCGGACTAACGAAAGTCGCGATCGCGCGCGGCACCGACAATGATCGAACCGGAGCAGGCATAAGATGGGAGCAACGATTCCAGTATTGCCGGTACCGGCGTTTGTCGCTGACGCCGACGGCCTCGATCCTAACCTGATCCTGGCGGATATGATCGCGGAATTTGAGTCGGCGGCCGGGCGCACCTTACAACCGGCGCAAGTTGAGCGACTACTAATCAATCTATACGCATATCGAGAGTCTCTGGTGCGTAACGCGATTCAGTACGCAGGACAACAGAACCTTCTCGCCTTCGCCAGCTTTCCGATGATTGACTATTTGGGGCAGCTCCTGGGTGTCAACCGTTTGCCGGCCCAGGCCGCGGTCACAACGCTCCAATTCAGCCTCGCGACGCCGCTAACGATTGCCTATTCAATCCCAGCCAATACACTGGTCGGAACGAATGACGGTCAGAATAGTTTCGCAACGAATACGGCCCTGATAGTACCGGCGGGTCAGGTAAACGGGGCGGTGCAGGCCACCGCCACAAATGCGGGCGAAGGTGCAAACGGATATCTGACAGGACAGATTAATGTCCAGCTCTCACCGAGTCCGTTGGTTGCCGCGGTCACTAACATCGCGATCAGCAGCGGCGGGTCGGCGCCAGAGACTGATGACCATTTGCGTGGCCGCATCCAAGCGGCGCCGAATGAATTCAGCGTGGCCGGTCCAGATGGCGCTTATCGTTTCTTTGCCCTGAGCGTGGACCCGGCGATAGTCGATGCGCAAGTGTTTTCGCCGGCTCCAGGCCAAGTCACCATCTATGTATTGACGGGCCCGGTCAGCCAGCAACCGGCGTCGTCGCCGAATGGCGCGGGAATCGCGGGCGGGGCGCTGCTGACCAAGGTGCTCAACGCCTTGAGCGCGGATTCAGTTAGGCCCTTAACCGATACCGTGAGCGTCCTACCGGTGCAGGAAGTCGATTACGTGATTGCGGCGACGATTACGCTTTACACTGACGCAGATCCGGTGGCGACGATGGCGGCAAATACCGCAGCGCAAAGCTTCGCGATAGCCCTGGCATCACGGGTCCAGCGAGACATCGTGCCCAGCCAGATAAGCGAAGCTTTGTCGGTGAGCGGGGTTTACGAAGTAACGCTGGCGACGCCAGCGTACACTCCGTTGAATCCGGGCCAATGGGCTAACTGCACGGCGATAACGCTGACTGAGGCGGTCGGGCCGATACATAGCTAGGACGCAATGCCGCAACTCATTATTCAACCGTCGATTAACGACGCACGAAGCAATGCGCTCCTGGATCTGGTTGGGCGACTGGGATCACTCGATCTCACTCCACTGTTAGTATATCGCCTAGATTCGACGCCCGACACGCCCTAATGCTGCTGGCCTGGCAATTCGACATCCTCGGTCCCGAATGGCAACTGGGGGCGCCAACCGGCGAATCAGTAGATAGCCTCAAAGATATCGACATTCTCACGAACATCGATTCACTCACGTCTACTGGGGGCGCCGCCGGACTTTCCGATTTCGACTCGCTGCGAGATCTGTTACGCGCCGCGATTCCGTTACATCGGACACGAGGAACGCCCTACGCGATCAAGACGGCGCTGGCCGCGCTGGGTTGGACGACGATTACGATCCAGGAAGGACAGAACGTCTGGGGAGGAACTTCGTATCCCGCCAGTCAGGGCTGGGCGGTCTTCCGAGTCATTATCAATTTGGGACCGGCGCAAGGGGTCGGCGACACGGATGCCGCGCGCGTCACGAGCGCTATCAACTTTTTCAAGCCGGTACGGTGCCTGCTGGACTCGATCTGGTTTAATCTGGCGCCGATCGCCGACATCGTGACGGCACCTAGCGATACCGTAATCTCGATCTTCAAGCAGAGCGATAGCGCGCCGCCGCCGCGCGACCTAGTTGCGGCCGCCGCCTGGGTAGTCAGCGACGTGAAGGTGATTGCACCACTGTACGATCGTCATTTTTACCACACCGGAATCACGTACGGTCCGGCGCAGCCAGGGGTAGCGGACTCCGGGGTAGTAGTTCTCGGGTCGGCGGTTGCGGCGGGAGCGTAGGCACCCACCGGCGACCCTTAAGCCGACGTACAGCAAAGCCTGAGTCCACCCGATTCCAGACGGCGTGTCCGACGTCACTAAGTCTTTAAGCAAAGAGGAGTGTATGCGACCAAGAGGAATGGTACGACTGTATGGTGACGGCCGACTCATCTGGGAACGGCCGAATCTGTTTGTGAATGCGGGCCTGCCGGCGCTGGCGAATCTGATCGCGGGAGTCTCGGCCGGACAATATGTGACCGCGATGGGGTATGGTTCCGGCGCAACGCCGCCCGTCACAACCGACGTTAGTCTCACCAGTACGCCGGCTTACTACAACGCGATCGGCGCCCATAGCTTTCCGAGTTCGGGTAGTGTGCAGTTCGCATACTCACTCCTGACGACTGATTACGGCGCGAACGGCCTTACAATTCAGGAACTCGGGCTTCTGGCGAATACCGCGAATGTGAGTCTGCCAAGCGCGCAGGGCACGGCTAATCCCATTTGGGCGGCCACAACCACGAAGTCGATCGGAAACTTGATCGTCGACGCCAATGGCAATATCCAGCGTTGCACTGTAGCCGGCACCACGGGAGCGTCCGCGCCGACGTGGTCAACCAGTCTCAGCGGCACCACCGTCGATAACAGCGTCACCTGGACGTTGGTGAGCTTCCATCAGGCACCCGGGCCGCTTATCGCGCACGTTACCGTGCCGGCTTTTGCCTACAGCGGAGGCGGGAACTACTCCGGTACGTGGACTCTCACGTTCTAGGTGCGCCGCTGACCAACCGCAAGAAGAATCCACAAAGGGTACAGCGATTATGCCAACACTGATCGACAGCGCCGCGTTCAGCGCGAATGAGATTTACGAACTTCAGCAGACCGACCAAGTTGAGGGCGCCGCGATAGGCGCAAGCTTCAACGGGGTCGGGATAAGCAACCAACCCCATCAGCAGCTCGCGAATCGGAGCGCGTTCCTCAAAGCGCGGCAGGATACGAATATCGCGAATATAGGCGTGTTGCAGGCTTTTCAGGCGCTATTTACCGGTTCACTGCAGCCGGGTGGCAGCTACATTACAATTCCATTTGTTGATATCACACGCGGCTTGATCCAGGGCCTGTTACAATTCGGACTGATCGATTTTGGTAGCAGCCAAAACGAAGGACTCTTTGGCCCTTACAGCTTTCCGGTGCCGTTTTCAGCACCGCCATTTCTATTCGCTCCGATCAGCCTGACTCCGGAGCCGCCGAACGGAGCCGGAGATAATGTGATCATGGTCAGTAGCTCCAACCGGCCCACGGCGAGGCAGTTTTGGGTCATGAACAATCGGGTCTCGACGGGCGGTGATGCTTCACGCGGCTTTTACTGGCTAGCGCTGGG